CGTCCGGGAAAACGAGTTGGCCGAGCATCTGGAACAGGAACTCAGCCCGCATGTAGTCGTAGTCGGCGTCCGCGAACGCTTCCTGTGCGGTGAGCTGGAACTCGGCAATGGCCTCTGCCGCCGCCTGAAACTGGATGGTGTAGAACGGGCCGGTGACCTGCGAGACGTAGTTCGACGGCAGGATCTGGAGGAACACCTCCATGATCCGGTCAACCTGCTCACGCTTCTCCGTGACGAAGCCCTGACCCGAGCTGGAGACAGGGGCAGGGTTCTGCGGCAGTAGGTTCGGCAGCGTGGTCTTGTCAGCGGGCTTGTCGGCCATCAGGTCGCCTCGTCGTACACGAAGTTGAGGTCACCCAAGACCAAATGCTCGATGGGGCCGGGCTCGATGTTCTTCACCCCGGTATCGCCTGTGACGAGGTACGTGACCTTGTAGTCGTGCAGCTCGGGGTTATCCGGCATGTCGCCGCCGGGGGCGTAGCTCACCAGCACGCGATTGGCCGTCATCGCCTTGCGGATGCGGAGGATCTCGGCCTCCTTCTCGTCCGGGTCGGTCGGAAGAACGTTGTTGGCCTCGATGGTCGCGTTGTCGCTGTAGCCGGGGATGTTCAGGCCGTCAGACCCGATGATGAAGGTGCCACCAGTGGACCCACGCAGAGGGAACCCGTTGACGTTGGGGGCGACCTCGTGATGAACCAGCCGGACCTCGTCCTCGAACACGCCACGGAACTCGCTGCGAACCCCTCCGGCGTTGATGGTCGATGAATCCAGCGGGTTGAGCAGCAGGAACACGTTCACCGTGGCAGACGACCACGCAGCGATCTGGACGAAGTCACCTGTCGTGAACGTGCTGATAGCCTCCCGGACAATCAGCGCGTCGTCGCCTCGAACCATCTTGGTTAGAGGAGTGACGACGTAGCTGACGCCGATGACCGAGTCGATGGCCCGGATGACATCGGACTGCCGGACGGGCGTTCCGAGGCCGAACGTGTTGAAGAGCCGGGCCAGTTCGGTGCGAACGCGGGAGTCCACAACGCCCTCTGCGGTGTTCGGCTGCATGACGATGGTGGCGGTCAGGTCCACCGGCAGGTCCACAGCCCACTTGGCGATGGCGTCCGCCGTGATATGTGAGTCCCCGTCGATCTGATTCTGCACCACCGAGACGACCGCATTACTCGTGTACGAGACAGTGAAGTTCTCATCATGCGAGTAGTCCACCAGAACGGTCTGGCCCTCTGTGATGCGGCTGCTGTCCGTGAGCTGGATGCCGAGCGGGGTGGTCTCGTCACCCTCGATGAAGGTGAAGTCGCGGGCCTCGTTCGACAGCGGCCCGTTGTACTCGATGGTCCTCTCGTCGTTCCAGACGCGCACCGTGAGCTGCACCGCACCGAGGTTGTGCAGGTACTCCGGCCCTTCGAGCATCGTGTGCTCCTCGTCGGTGACGACCACAGGGTCGCCGGACGGGATGGTGGTCCCTTCATCGTCGAGCGGCTCGACGACCTGAAGGTAGTCCCCGGCCTCGGAGGAGCGGCCAAGCTCAAGCGGGTCAGACGCCCGGTACAGCTCGTAGACGCCCTCGGTCACCTCGCCTGTGCGTGTGCCGATGAAGCTGTCAATCTCGATGACCGGCTGCCGCGTCAGCACGAACCTGTCAGAGGTCCGGTAGCGGTAGCTGCCTCGAATCTCGTCGTCGAGGTCGTGGTTGGTCGGGTCGTTGTGCTCGGACGACAGCTCGATCTGGTTGTACGCCACGATGGTCACGTCGGTCAGGTCGAACACCGTGCCCTTGCTGGCGTTCTCGAACACAAGGTCGTGGTCCGGCAAATCGATCATCTCGATGATGGGGTGCTCCTCCGACAAGGCCGGGTCCACCGCCCTGAAGCGGAGGTTGGAGATGTCGCCCACCGACTCGAACTGCTGGTATCGCCGGTTCTCGAACTTGAATGCGAACGAGTCCGTGACGCTCGCCTCCGACTCGCCGCGCAGGTACATGTCCACCTTGCCGCCGACATGACGCCCATCGTCGTTGCGGTCGCGCATCATCAGGGGGTCGCCCGAGGCGATGATGCTGACCTCGCGGACGCCCGGCACGTTCGTCGCGTTGTCCACGTAGCCCTGAAGCGTCCCCGAATCCACCGACGAAACAACCCGGATGGCCCGGAGCGCGAGGTTGCGGTTCGACTCCCGGTTGGTGCCACCGAAGGTCGGTCCCTCGTTGACCACCCGGACGTTCAGGGTGTTGTTCAGGATGGTCGTGATCTGGCCGACAGCGAGGTTGCCGTCCGCGCCCGATACGTCCGCCTGGATGAACGCCCTCGCGAAGTAGCGGCCCGTCTGCGGGTTGTAGCCCTTGCCGCCACCCAAGGTGGAGATGGACGCCGACGAGGTGGTGCGGAAGTTCACCCCTCCGCCCTGCATCAAGGTGCCGATGGCCTTCGAGATGGCCGTGCTCGGCTTGTCCGTGACGTAGAAGGTGACCTCGCCACGCGCACGCTTGCCACCGTCCCGGACGACGCCGTTGTTGCTCGCCAGCTTGTCGAAGGCGTTGTCGATGATGGTCTGGACTTCTTGGTCCGACGCGAGGTGGAACGCCTCCTTGAGCGCGGTCTTGTACGAACTCCGACTGACCGCCACGGACTCCCCGGTCAGGGCCGGGTCGTCGATGATGAGCAGCGTCGCGAAGCTCTGCGCGTTGTGCAGGAAGTCGATGATGAAGCGAATGCGGTCCGCTTCAGTCGAGAAGGGGTCGAGGAACGTGTCGCGCAGGGCGGAGCCGGGGTCCACTCGAACCTGCGGGTTGCTCCGGTAGATGGACAGCACAGCGCCTCGAACGATCTGCTGCCGCCCGACCTGCGGGAACGCCCCGACGTTCGGCGTGATGCGCAGAGGAGCGCCCAAGACCTCGGGGCTGAAGAAGCTCTCCGTCTCCACGCCGTCTTCGAGCAGGTAGACCGCCGACACCACGTAGTAGAGCGGAGCGGTGTCCGGGACCACCGCCAAGGCCGAGTGAGGCAGGGCCGGGTTGAGCGTGCTCGACAGGGTCGCCTGACGGTCGTGCGTGAAGCTGAACTGCTGCGTCCGCCTGACCGTCTTGATGGTCGTCTCGATGCGGAGGTGGTCCGTCGTCTCGGGAACCTCCAGCACCTCGTTGAAGTTGGTCACCAGCGAGGTCTCGATGCGGTCCTCTTGTCCGCCCTGCAACCGGAAGTAGAGCGGGTCGGCCGCGTGGCCCCCCTCGTCATTCAGAGCGACGCTGGCGTCCACCGAGAGCGCAGCCAAGTCCTCCTCCGCCTCGACCGTCTCGCCCGTGATGACGAGGCTCGGGTTGATGCGGAAGTAGCCCACATCCCCGCCGCCCTGCTGCGGTGAGGCGTAGAAGTGGTAGCCGACGACCTCGTCGTTCGTGTCTTCGAGGCCCTCGACCGTGATGACCACGTCGCCGTCCTGACGCTCCAAGAAGATGCCCGTGGGGGCATGGAGGAGGCCGCCGACATTGGCTTCGAGGGACAAAGAAGCCGACACCCCCGCCAGCTCGGTCGAGGACCCGGTCGAGAGGATGGCCTTGACCTTGATGTCGTTGCTGCCCGGCAGAAGCTGGAGCCCCTCCGGGAACGCCGACGGGTTGGGGACGGTGAAGCTCGTGCCCTCGAAGGTGATGTAGTCCGGGTCCGACGTGAACGGAGCACCTCGAACGCTGACCTGCATGTCCACTGTGTCGGCAGGCATCTCGCCATCGAAGAACCGGATCGGGATTGTCGTGGAGAGCTTGAAGTTCTGCCGCAGGACGCCGTCTGGCCCTCTGAACTCGGGGTAGTTGGCTGCCATCACTGGCCTCCTGTCAGCAGGTTGCGGTCATTCTTGAACAGCTCCCGCGCTTCGGTGGTGCCGAGGCCCGCTGCTTCAGTGCCCAGCATCAAGCCGTTGCTGCCCATGAGAGCGACGACCTCGGGGACGGTGAACACGATGTTCAGCTCGATGGGCTGGCCGGAGGCGTTCTGCACCGCGACCTCGATCATGAAAGTGCTGATGTCCTGAGCGTGCCGCTTCACGTTCACGCGCAGCACCGAGTAGAGCTGCTCCTTGAACGACACGGCCTGGAACTTCGCCTGCTGCTGTTGCAGCGACTGCATCTGTGCCAGCGACCGGCGGACATCCTCGCTCAACACCGACGCGACGCCCGACAGCGCCTTGCTGCCGATGCGCTCACGGATGCTGGTCCCGTACCAAGGGAAGAAGGGGTTCGACCCCTTGTCCGTGAGCAGGATTTTCAGCGCGGCCTGATAGAGCAGGTCTTCGTGCTGGATGAGGATGGCGTGGCCGCCTGCCGTGAACCGGAAGTCGTTCTCGGTGAACGTGGCACCGCAGCGACGGCATCGCTGCACCGGGACGGCGTAGCTGACCTTGAGCACCGGGTTGCTACGCAGCGGCTTGCGGAACCTCGGGAAGCGGTTGGTGATGGTGTCCGGGCGGAGGTAGAGGTCCCATCCGGGGTAGACCTCGCGGCCAAAGGCCGCGTACTGCTTGTCGGTCAAGCCGGGCTGCCCAAATCCGAGAGCCCCTGCTGCCGTACCGCGTACCCGGACCACTGCCGAAGGGCCAGTCTTCTCGGCGTCTACGATGACGAGGTAGCCGTTCTCGTTGCTCACCGACACATGGGTCCAGCCCATGCTGTTGATCTTCTTAACCACCCGGTCGGTCGTCCAACGAGCTGTGCCCTTGACCCCGAAAGACAGCGTCTCGGTGCTGGTGCTGGTCTCGACGGTGAAACTGTCCTCGTTCTCCTTGATGTCGAACGGCCCGGAGACAGCGGCTGTGAGGATGGCCGCCGAGTGCAGACCACCGGGCGGAATGAAGAAATCGTCGTTGGCGAGGATGCGCACGAGTCCAGACGCAGCCACCGGCTGACGCAACTCCAAGGACTGCCTGTCGTCCGACAACGGCACCACTTCCTCTTCCGTGAAGTGGGGGCATTCCCAAGCAAGCTGGAACTCTAGGGACATGGATCTCCTTCAGCCTCACCCTCTGCGAGGTATAGGCCCGAAACCGTCAACCCATCGGCCCCAGCGCATCTGCCGGGTCGTCCGCGAACGCGAACTGCAAGTAGCCGACCTCAGCTCGGGCAGAGAAGCCCACGGGGGCTCCGACCGCGTTGGTATCGAAGAACAGGGCGTACATGTCCGCGATGATGGCCTGGCACAGGCGAGCGGGGTCTTGTTTCTGGTCGTCGAAATAGTCCATCCCGTCGAGCGTCCCCGCAAACGCCTCCATCAAGTGGTCATCACGCTCCTGCCGGAGCTGCTCGTGCAGGTCGGAGAGCTTGATGATCCGCCACTCCATGTCTTGGAGCTTGGCCTTGATCTCCTTGTTGGCCCACTTCCGGGTGTCACCCGTGACTCTGAGCACCGTCTCGTGGTCCCAAGCACCCCGGTCCATCCGACCGCCCATGCGCCCCGGATAGTATTTGTGCGACTGAATGTAGCCGCCCTCGTAGCCCTCGTAGCCGGTCTTGTCGGGCGGAGGCGCGTCTTCATCTTCCTTGGGCGGCCCCTCAATCGGGGCGTCCGGGTCGGTGTAAACCTCCGGCATCGGGTTGTTGTAGTCCACGGTCTTGGGGGCCACGAACCCGCCACCCGGATACTGCTGCGTGCGGATACCCTCCGCGTTGTCGCCACCGACAGCCCACTGCGTGGTGCCGGGGTGCAGGAACCCCGAGATGTCGAAGGGGTTACCGCCCGTCGCGATGTACGCCTGAACCAGCCGAGCAAGGCTCGACCCCTTGGTCACCGTGAACCCGGTGCGGACCTCTGTGGCGAGGATGTTCGCCCCCTCCGTCCGCTTCATGTAGCTCACATTGACGTGGCCGATGCGAATCAGCTCTGCCTCGATGGTGTCGATGCGAGCCACCACGTCACGCCGTTCACGGAGGAGCCACTGTGTCGTTGCCCGGAAGTAGCCCACCGGGAAGATGCTCATCTTGCTGAAAGCTGGCATCGGACCTCCTAGAGCACGTCGGGTTCGTCTGTGGGAGCCGGGCCTGCATCCGGCGGCAACGCCTCGACCCCGATGGCCGGGGGTGGCCGCGTCACCGTCGTCGTCCCGTTGATGTCCTGCTCTTCGCCTCCGAGGATGCTGATGATGTCGAAGATGAACTTCGGTCCAAATGGGATGACGAGCGCGACCCCGCCGCCGTAGGCCAGCGGGCTGTCCGAAGGCTTGAACTCGGCTGCCGCGAGGTCGGCCATGACGCCGTCGGTGCCATCCGACAGGAGCATGAGGCCCGAGAACTTGGGCAGCGCGAACGAGAACGAGAGCAGGCTCTGGATCATGGCGTTGATGCGTCGAATGAGCTGCTGAAGCTCAACGATCTGCGCCTGCACGAACTCGATGTACTTGATAATGGCGTCCGCCATCGACTTCACAGCCTCTGCCAGACCCTTGACCCAATTTTCGAGCGCGGTGAGGAAGTCCTCCAGCTCCGGCCATGCGTCAAGGAGGCGAATGGCGATCCACTCACCATCCTTGGGAGGACGGCCGAAGGCAGCCGAGGCGACCTGCAACGCGAGGCTGGCCTCCGCGTACATCTCTGCTTTCCCCGTGCCCAGATTCTGAATCGAATCGGCGTCACGCAGCAGCCCTCTGGTGAACATGAGAGCGGGCGTTTGACCCTCCGGCCATGGATCAGAGCCATCCAACGCGACCTCGTCGAACGCCGTGGTGCTCTTGTCCACCTTGGCGAGGGACGAGCGGCCCACCATGAAGACCGGGGTGAAGTCGCCGGATGAGTAGGTCCGGGTGTCGATGAGCTTGGCCTCCATCGCCTGTCGCTCATCCTCCGGCACCTTCAAAGTGACGACTTTGGTTTCAGGATCGACCGTGGTGTGCTTCTGGTAGAACTCCCGCAAGAACTTGGGCGAATTGTCCTGAAGACGGATGACCTCGATCTCAGACGCCCTCTGATTGGTGCCCCCACCGAGCGACCCAACCACCGTGATCTTCTTCGGGCTCCACATCACGAAATCGCTCTCACGGTTCCGCAACGCAGCCTTGTGGAAGAACAGATCGTCCACGTCGGTCGGGTTCAGCCCCGTGGAGTGAATGTTCGGGCAGCACCCCGCATCCGTGATGTTGCAGGCAGGGTTCTCCGGGTTGAACGACTCGAACAAGGTCGGCTCGGTCTTCCGAGTCAGCCCCACTGAGTGGAGGGCATTGACCCACAGCGCCTCGTACTTCGCGTTCTCCCCTGCAAGGACTGAAGACCACGTCAGGTTCCGCAGATCCTTGGTGCTCTCGACGACGGCCTGTTCGGCTTTGGGCAGCGGCCCCGTCCGCTCGTAGAGCCTCAAAGTCAGCTCTTTGATGTGGGTGTATATCTGCGCCCGCCACTTCTTCGGGTCTTGGCCGGGCTTCGACATTCCGGCAACGTCGTCCACGATGTTTGGGAGGAGATGCTTCGAGGACTCCAGCCCCGTCACAGCGATGGCCACGGCCTGCGCAAGCCACTTGCCCTCCGCGTACTTCTTCGTGATCTCCTCGGTCTTCTTCGGCGTCAGCTCTTCGAGCAGCGGCAAGTCAGGGCGAGCCAGCACCACCATGAGCAGCGCGGTCTGCACGGCTTGCAGGTACTGCTGCGTGTTCGCGTTCGGGAACGTGATCTGGCGGGCGACACTCGGGTTGCCCACCTCTGACCCACCAGCCTTCATGTCGATGATGAAGGGCTGCCCGGCCTTGGGACCATTGGTCTTGGCCTGACTGCTGGTGAAATCCCACTGCGGGGTCTTCGCCCTCGAAGCGACCTGACCGCCCGTGGACCACGCTCGGACGTAGTACGTCGTCGCCCGGCCGTCGTCCTTCGGGATGTAGGTGTTGTCAGCCTGCCGCTCGAACCGGGCCGCGTGGGGCATGTCGTCGTATTCGAGGACAGTGCTGTACTCGCCAGCGAACCACTGCGCGAGAGCTTGGCCGCTCTCGATCAGGAACGTGCGCTGGAGCAGGAACTTGCTGCCCTTACCGTCTCCGGGCGTTCCGACCTCTTTGGCCTCCCCAAGCGTCTCCAGCGGGATGACCTCGTTTGATGCGGGGTCCACCAGACCGAAGACCGGGTGGGAGCCGTCTCGGGGAGCCCCTGTCGAAGGGTCGATGTTCTTGTTGTATTCGTAGTCGCTGCCCTTGATGGCGAGCATCTCCGCCCCGCCGTGAAGGACGACGGGCATCGACTGCTGACTGAGCACGGCCCCGTAGTCACGGGGCTGCACCTTCTTGCCGTCGCCCGTCTCCTTCTTGTCCGAGCTGGACTTGCTGCGGGCGTACTTCAGGAGGATCCCGTCAGGGATGGTCGAGACGGTGACCAAGTAGCCCTTGGGGCCGACCTGCGGGTACGGGTTGAGCGGGTGCTTGGCAGACGCGGGCTGCGCAACCCATGTGACCCGCACCTTGTCCGGGATGGCGTTCGTCTTCGTCGGGTTCAACGTGTCGAGCATCGACATGAAATTGAAAACGTTGGCCGACTCAGCCCCGTAGAGCGTGTCCTTGATGATGGGCACGGGGAAGTTCGACGAGTCCGGGAAGAACGACAGGCTGAACATCTTCATCAGCGAGAGGATGAAGTTGATGAGCCGCTCGAACTCGCTCGGGTCCACCGACACGTAGCCGAAGAACCCGAAGGTCTTCGTCGCGCTGGAGATGTCCGGTCGCGTCGGGTCGGTCTTGTCCGTCAGCCGGGCGATCATCCGTCGCTCGTACTCCGAGAACCCACCGCGCAGGTCTTCGGGTGGCCACGCGAGCAACGCCCAATCCCCTGTGATGTAGATCCCGATCTCCTTGATGTCGTTGATGATCGCGACGATCTCCGCGATGATCGCCTCGATGATCGCGACCAGAGGGTCGAGGTACGACTTGAGGAACGCCTTGGCGAACTCCAACGCGACGTTCACGATCTCCAACGCCGTGATCAACAGCTCTGCGAAGTCGTTGACCGCGTCTCGGGCACCTTCGAGGAAGTCCGGGATGCCGAACTCAACGGTCCCCCACTTGCCCATGGGTGAATCAGCCATCAGCTACCCCCGCCGTGTTGGAGACGAGCGAGCTTCTCTTGCAGTGAGCGGACCTCTGCCTGCTTGCCGCCCACAGCGCCTTCGAGCAGACCTTTGAGGGCCTGCAAGCTGTCGGCCTGACGACGCAGGAACGCGGGGTTCTTGGGGCCGTCTCCGCCCATCTCGCCCCACCCTTCCTTGATGCCTGCCTGCCTGAGGGCCTCGCGGACCTCCTCCTCGGTCATGTTCTTCTTCTCGCTCATGTCTGCGCCTTCTCGGAGCTGGCTTCCAGCAGCAGGGCACGCTCACGCTCGGCCAACCGCTTGGGGAACTCGGCATCGAACGCCTCGATTCGAGCCAAACTCCCGATGAAACGATGCGTCCTGTACGCCAGCCATGTGTACCGAATCGCCCGCAGCCGGTCCCTCACGTCGAGAATCTGACCAAGGTGATCCAGCAGTGAGGGTCGAACCTCCGACCCTCCTACTGTCAGGTTCGTATAGGCCGTGTAGGGGCCGCCGCCGTCCGGGAACGCCACGAGAGGAGCCAGCGTCGTCGGCACCATCGCGAAGGCGTTGTTCGGGTCTGGCTTCAAACTGTCGAGCCGCGAGTCCCCAACCCAGAAACGACGGTCGAGCAAGGACAGGCAGTCGCTCGTGTTGGCGAACGGCGACATGCTGACCTCACCGACCAGCGTGGTGATGAGACGGTTCGGGAAGAGCCCCACGCCGGATGTTGGGTCCGTCGGTGAGCCAAGGTCGAGGACGTGCTCTTCGTCCTGCCAGTCCCAATAGAAGCCGCCCTTGTCGCCCTTCATCGCCCCACGGAACATCTCGATGAGTGAGAGCATCCGCTCACGCATCATCAGCACCGTGTCCACAAGCTCGGTGTCGAACATGCTGTTGGGCCGAATGATGCGGTAGCTGAACGGGCGCATCGAGTGCTTGTCGTGCAGTGGAGTCGCGGGCTTCTGGTAGGTCCACCCGCCGATGTTCTCAGCGAACCGCGTGGGTCGGAGGTCGTTCTGGCCCTCCGCAGCGTCCGTGGAGAGAACCGAGGTGCTCACGGTCGGGTAGATGGCGTAGACGAGATTCGTTCGGGCCTCTGCCATCAGCACGTCAGCACCGAACGTCCCCGCGAAGGTTGTCACCGGGTCGAGTTCGACCTCGCCTGCGCTGACCTTGCTGACCCGGTAGTAGCCACGGTTGTCGTCGAGCGAGGACACCTCGCCAGCGACGTAGGGGTTCGGCCCACCTGTTGCCGTTCGAGTCGGGACGCTCGTGTCGCCAAGAGGCCGTGCGCCCTGCTCGTCCACCACCGGGAGGAGGCCCATCGGGTCGATGAGCAGGATGTCGCCAACCCGGACGCCGATGTCCACGAAGTCCACACCGCCAGCCGAGTCGTCCTTGAGCTTGTTGGACACGGCAGCCCACGCACTCAGGCCGTCAGAGGAATCAACGTAGCCACCGACCCAGTTGGTTGGGTCCGCGTCACTCTGGTCGGCCACCGTCTCGTGGACGAGACGGTCGGTGATGATGTCGAGGAGCTGCTCGTTGCTCTGCTCGTGCGGGACAGGGGCCTGCCGGAGGTACACCTCGAACCGCCGCCCGACGATGGAGCCTGCCGCCAGCTCCGGGATGCCGGGTGCTGCGAGCTTGATGTCCTGTCCGTCCACGACCTCCTGCACCACGCCGTCACCGATGACCACGCCGCCGTCGTCGAGGACGCGCACGATGTCGCCGGGGTTGATGTTCACGTCCTCGTTGTTGAACGGCCCGAGGTTCGTGCCCGTGTGCAGTGTGCCGTCGTTGTCGCTCCACACGTCAGGGACGCGAGGGAACGGGGTGCCGACGTTCCAGTTCATCTGGAAGTCGAGAGCCGTCAACGTGCCGACCTGCTGCTCGTTGCGGGTGAACGCCGTGACGATGCCCCTGCGGACCTCATAGGCGAACCGCAGCGGCTTGAAGGCGTCGTTGATGCCGTTCTGTGCCCCGTGCCAGCGACGGACCCTGCGGACCTCGAAGTGGACGTTCTCCGGCGTCGCCGCGTTGAACATACCCACGGTGCCGGGCGTCATGGAGCGGGTCGCATCGACCACGCGAGCT